TCCTTATAACGACGCTCCTTGTCTCAGGGTTTTGACAGAAGATGAATTGGAGGCTTTTGAAGATAGCGATGAGATTATTTATGTTCCAATCATTCGCTATGCTAGTGCTTCTAATGAATATCCGTCAATTTCTGATTTGAACCTAATGATAAACGATGTTACTGCAACATCACTAGTCAAGGATTTGTTTGGATCTAATAAGATTTATGCTATCAAAAGTGCTTTTGTCGATAAACTCAAGAAACAGGGTTATACTCTGATCGACTTTAATACTTTCTTCAAGAAACAACTCAAAAGAGTTGCCAAAGATAGTCTGAGCAAGTTGTCAGAATACAATGGTATTGTTGAATTTAGCAGAACTCAGGACAATTATTCTGCTAAGAATAGCGACACTTACTATGGATATGGCACTCTGGAAAAGCAATTTACTTTTCATATGCTTAATATTTTTGGTTTGGACTATGAGAAACATATTAGTAATAAGAAACTGGTTGATGCTATCAATTATTGTCTAATTATTGAGTTCTTTGTTGATACTGTTCATCGTCCTTCTTTTGATATTAAGCGATTCAAGGCGGCCGATTATTTTGGTCATATGACCAGACTATTAAGTGATATTGGGATCAATGGTCTTGATAGTCAGAAGGTTCGTAATAGTAATATTGCGTACAATTCTTTAGTATCTTATATTCAGAGTAGAATGTATATTCACAATGAAGATATGATGAAGGAGTGTATTGCTATTATTAAGCCAGATGTTTCAAAGAAATATAATCTTGCCAAAATGGAAGATGTTAGAAAAGATATTAAAGCCGAACTTGACAACAATCCCGTTTTGAAGTATATTGTTGGTAGTCGTGCCGTGTCTGGCGAACTAAGAGAACTATCTGGTTCAAATGAACCGATTAAACAACTTGATGACAGGCATTACTACAGCGGTAATACTAAAACATGGTTGACAAGTCTAAATGATGTGGAAGCATTTAGAAAGCAAATTGGTAGTTTAGTTAAGTAATCACAGGTAACAATAGGAGTTTTACAATGGCTGTTCCGTTTATGTTTGTTGATGGTAATTTGACGCTGGTTCTTAATAACCAGAGTTATCAGGTTTTGCCGGATCATATTAATTACAAGATGATTCTTGAGCGTTTGCCAACAGCGACCGCTGATGAATTGCTTGAGATTGTTGATATTCAAAAGGCAGTCGCAGTATTTAGCGATGGTCTTGTGGATATTAAGGAAGGTAAGGTATTCTATGATGGCGACGAAGTTCATGGTAGTATCAGTAAAAGAATTCTTGAGTTTATGAGCAAGGGTCTGCCATTTCAGCCTCTCGTTAACTTCCTGAATAATCTTATGGATAATCCTAGTATGCAGAGTCAGCAGGAACTTTATGATTTCCTTGAGCATGAACATCTGCCAATTACTGAGGATGGATGCTTTCTAGCATATAAGGCTGTTCGTAGTGATTATATGGATAAGTATGCTGGAAAGTTTCGTAACAAGGTTGGTGATATTTGTAAGATGACCCGATCAAAGGTTGATGATAATCGTGGTCGCGGTTGTTCTCAGGGACTTCATGCTGGTGCATTAAATTATGTTGCTGGTTACGGCAGCGTTGATGCTGGTGATCGTATCGTTATTGTGAAGATTAATCCTTGTGACGTTGTTAGCGTTCCTAGTGATTGTAATTGTGAGAAACTTCGTACTTGCCAATATGAAGTTGTTGGAGAGTATCAAGGCGAACTTCTCAAGCCGCTTTATTCGTCTAACTTTGCTGAAGATGACTATAATGATGATGAGGACGATTATGATCATGAGTATAGTTGGGCATGGAATGATGACGAAGAAGATGTAGATGAAGATTACTATGCTGATGATGAAGATGAGGATGATTACGACGATCAGTATTGATCGTTAAAAGAAAAGTAGAGTCTGGTGACTAAGATAATAGCCTCTGGTTGGGAAACTCGACAAACGCTATTTGAGAGGGTTCGACTCCCTCCTACTTTCTGGATATTGCTAATGATGGTAATGTTTGCTGTTCCAATATCAATTCACAGGATAATGTAAGGAAGTTGTATGTTTAATGATAATATTGGTTTTAACCCTTTTGATAAGAATAATAGCGTTAATGCTAATGGATACGCTTCTAAAAGAGTTAAGTTTTTGAGTTCTTTTAACCAACAGCATATCTATGTTTATAATGGTAATCCTCGTAAAAAGATTAGTAGCATGAATCATACTACTGATATTGGTGAGGTAATCAGTGCCAACATAAACAACGATTCTGACGCTTACTTTTATATTAATGGTGGTCGTAAAATTTATGCAATCAAACAGTTTACTTGTTGCTTTTGCGATATGGATGCTGGTCGTGATGAGCAGGGCAAATACTTTAAGCCTAGCATTGTTATGAATAAGAAAAAGCAGTTCCTAAAGAAGATCAACGAGTTCCCTGTTAAACCTAGTTGGGTAGTAGATACTCGTAATGGTTATCAGTGCTACTGGATTTTTGATAATGCTAGTCGTAAAATGATTGGGTCTAACAAAACCTTCTGGAGCGGTCTGCAAAAGAAGTTAGTCAATTATTTTGGTGGAGATCCAAGAGCAATTAAACCTAATCAGATTTATAGAATTCCTTATACTTGGTGGCGTAAAGGATGGGAAAAGAAGCAACCATACTTTACCAGTTTGCTGCCCGGTAGTGATGGTGCTACAGTTAATGTTGCAGATTTAAAGTCCGCTCTTACTGGTCAACCAGCAAACCTACAAATAGTTCCAGAAAAATGCAGCGACGAATGGTATAAGGGATATGCTAAGGCTTATAAGCAGTCTGATGAAAGCGGCATCCCAGTATCATCAAATGTTGCATCAGAAATACTGAATGACATTCAAGAAAAAAAGAAATGGTCTAATCTAAGTAAGTGTTCAACTATTCTCAATGATATCTATGATGATAACGACGAGAATGTTGAGGTTGCTCATGGTGAACCCATGCCAGTGTCGAAGGGTTGCTGTAACGCTACTGTTGACTCTGGTGACGAGGATATAAACCTTGATGGGTCGCAGACCAAACTTTTAAAAACCGTTGTGGAGTTCCTTAATCAAGTCAGCACCCCGCTGTATTTTAGTAACAATAGATTCCTATCTAGTGCTGCTAAAGACTTGGCAAATCAACTCAGTGACAAATTTTGCATTGGATAAAAATGCACGAAGATTATGATGATAATGAATATGATGAAGATGATTATGACTATGATCATCCATCCTTAGATCCTTATCATTATTACTTTAAATTTGATGTGTCGGCCGATAGTCCACTGTCAAAATGGTTAACAGATATGTTTAATGATATAGATTGGAATCAAATACCGTCAATACCATTAAATAATGTTCCCGGCTTTCCGTTTGTTTCGTTACCTGTGAATAGTTGGAATCCCGATACTGGCAAGGGTAACTCCTTCCAGTATTTGGGATCCAATTATGCCGGTAGTCCAATATGGAAAAAACAATATTTTGTAATTGACAAAATAAATAATGAGTATAAACTACACCTACAGTCTCACGCTAAACATTTTGTGAGTCAACCGACGCACTATAAGGGATTGTTCGATATTCTGAACTAAGGATATGATTAAATGAAAAAAGAATGGTATATAATAAATGATTTAGAGCAGTTTATTAATTCTGTCAGATCATTAGTTTATGGCGGTTTTGGTAAAACACTAGCAGAATCCAAAGAAGATTTTATGGATATGATGGACAAGATAAACGATCCTGTTTTTGAAAAAGAACTAGATTCCTTTTTATCTTATAATGAATCTTTAGTTCTTATTAAAGAATCTTTACGTCAACAAACAAATAAAAAAAATGGATCAAAAAGATATCTTATAACAGATGAATTATTCTATCATGTTATTGAAACACTAAACGCAAGATTGGTCGCTAATATTTTATCTAGTTTAGTTAAAAAAGGATATCTAGAATCTGCATTTGATACAGAAGAAAACGATTTCATATTTTGGGTAAAAGAAGAACCGCCAAATGAAAACAGTAAAGAAGAACCAAAAACCGATTGATATTGATGCGTATTTCAAATATAGATGTCCTAATCCAGATTGTGGTCAAGAAAAATGGATCAATCTATCAGAAGCAAAAACAAAAAATTTCAAGATAGTTTGTTATTGTGGATTAATAATACGACCAAAACTAATAGAAAATATACAAATAACTTACAAAGAAATAGAAAATAATATACCAGAAATAAATACTGCCGACATAGTAGTGCCATCTATAATACTAGATAAGTGTGTTTATGTTCTTAAAAGTTATGGTTTTACTAATGACGAAGCCAATGAATTGGTTTCATTGTCATACAGAAAAACCAAATCAGATGATTGGAAAATAATTTTGAAACAAGCCTTAGAATCAATTGGAGTTAACAATGAATATCCGACCAACAAATTTTAATGAAATAATTGGACAAGAAGATGTTGTTCGTCGATTAAAAATATCAATTACTGGATGCAAAAATAGTTCCAGTGTTCTGCCTCATGTTTTGATTGATGGGCCTCCGGGTCTTGGCAAAACAACTATTGCAAGTGCTATAGCGAATGAACTAAATGTTAATTTGTATACCGCAAATGCTGCTAATTTAAGAAGCGTCAAAAGTATACTACCCTATTTGATGGGCATAGCACCAAGATCAGTATTCTTTATAGACGAAATTCACAGATTACCAAAATTAGTTGAAGAATTTCTCTATCCTGTTATGGAAGATTTTAAACTTAGCATAGTTTTAGATAATAATGTTGATACTATAGATCTACCAATGTTCACACTTGTCGGTGCAACAACTAGTGGCGGAAGTTTAAGTCAGCCATTTTATGATCGTTTCTCTATAAAAGAACATCTAAATTTTTATAATGAACATGAGTTAGCTAAACTAGCAGGATCGAATTTACAAAAGATGGGATTATCAATAGCAGAATCTGACCTGCTAGAAATAGCAAAAAGAAGTAAAGGAACACCTAGAATATTGAATTCTAGATTACAATGGTATAAAAATTATGTGTCTTGTAACGGTAATACAAGTTCAATAGATGATATTTTTAATGCCCAAGGTATCGACGCCAATGGATTAGATGAGTATGATAGGATGTATATTAATGCACTAAAGAAGTCTAGAGGTAGTCCTTTAGGTCTAAAATCTATATCTTCTATTACAGGAATATCTATTGAAACAATTGAAAATAGTATTGAACCGTTCTTAATGAGACAAGGTTTTGTTTATAGAACTCAAAAGGG